ATCAAATGCTTATGAAGCAAAATTACAAGAAAATTTAATAAAATATAATTCACAAGTTGCTGCGGCTAACAAAAGAGAAGAAGCTAGTTTTGCAAGAATAAAAGGTGTTATGGCTAGACAACAAGCTAAACTTGCACAGATTGGAACTGTAGTAAATGCTGGCACAACTTTATTAACAATCGGTGGTAAACCAAAACCAACTACAAATAACCTAGGAAGTTTTGGAAATAGAGGATCGGGTATGCAAGGTTTTGGTGGGGGAGCTGATAGATAATGCCAAAAATACCTACATTTAAAGCAGAAGGTTCAATAACTCAATTAGTAGGAACTACTAATGCTCCTCAAATGGGATTAGATCAAACACTAGGTAATGCTTTATCTCCCCTAACAGATATGGTTGTAAAAAAAGCAGTACAAGAAAATGACACGCAAAACAGAACTGAAGCATTAAGATTAGGAAATGAGTTTACTAGAAAAATGAATACTATTGAAGATACTATTGCCAATGATAATACTGGTCTAGGAGTTAATAAGCAATCTGCTAATGCTTATTATAAACAACAAACAAATAATCTTATTAATCAATTTAAGTCACAAGCATCTAATAATGCTACTGCAACTTTATTTACAAACAATGCTTTAAGTGCAGTAAATAGAGGAATCTTTAGAATTGATACTATAGTAGATAAAAATGTTTTTAAAGACTTAACAACTCAAGTAGAGCTTGCAGAAAAATCTTTAATAACTCAAGCTCTTTTTAATAATAGAGACGAAAATATTGTAGATGAATTTGGGATGCTTGGTAATGTAAATGACTTTGATTATGCTAGTCTCCAAACAAACTTAACAAAATTATATACAGATGCTTTCTCCGGTAAAATACCTGCAGCAAATTTAAACTCAATGGTTAATAATATTCCTGCTCTTGTGCAAGGATTTCAAGCAAATAAAGATATTTATGATAATCCTAGTTTTGCTTATGCAGAACTTGAAAAAGGAGAAAACAGTTCAGTTTATCCAGACTTAAAAGTTGAACAGAGAATTAAATTAATTAATAAAGTTGAAACTATGATGGCTCAACCAATGCAAACAGAATTTGCTAATGTTATTTTTTCTTTACAAGGAAACGGTACAGAACAACCTTTTGATTTTGATTTTGCAAAGAAAATTTTACCACCAGCAAAATATAATGAATTGAAAACAACTTATGATTTAGCTAAAATTAATGCTGAAGATGTAAGATTAATTAGAACATTATCTTTAGATGAAGCAGATAAACTTATTGAAAGTAAAAATTATAATACAGATTCATATGTAGGAGCTGCAGACCTTATAACACAAGCTAAATTAAAACAAGGTTTGATTGAAGTTAGAGATAATACACAAAAACAATTTTTGTTAGATCCTGTTCAATTACAAATAGATACAAATCCAGAAATAGCAGAATTAACTAATGACTATAGAACAGAAACTGATCCAGAACTTAAATTAAGTAATAGAAAAATATTAACTAACGCAATAATAGAAGGTCAAATTAAACGAGGAGCTGATCTAACTAAATTAAAAATATTAACTAAACAAGAAATTACTCAATTTAAAGATCAATTCCTAGACACATCTATTACATCAGAAGATAAACTAAAATTAATAGAACAATTAAAAGTAACTTTTGGTGATGAAAATATGGGAAAAATTGTTAATCATTTACAGGATGAAAAAACACCAAAAAATATATTAATGGCTATTTCTACAGATAGTCTTGAGTTGGCTAAAGATTTATTTGATAGTAGTAGTTTAACAAGTTTAAAAAAACTTGCTATTAAAAATGATATACAGCCTAATGACGTTTCAAAAAAGATTTCAAAAAAGTTAGAATCTTTTGCAGAAGTAATTAATGCTCAAGGAGAAGGTTCTGAATCTAAGGCTAATTTTTTGTTAGAAATTAATGATGCGTTATTAAAAGCTACTCTATTAAGAGTAGATAAAAATACAAGTGTAGAAGATGCTGTAGAATCTGCAACTAATGATTTTTTAGATGATTATGTTATTAATAATAGTTTAACTGCTTTAATACCAAAAAATATAAATAGAAAATCAATTCCTGTAGCAGCTGTTCAAAACAAAAATGAAGCAATTTTAATTGGCTTAAAAGATACTTCACCGGGAAATTATTTAGATCGTTTTATGGGTCCAAAAGGATATATGCACTATGCTTCATCTTTAAATGCAAATATTCAAGTACCTCCTTCAATGGGATTTGAACAAACAACTATAAGTGAAGAAGAAATTAAAAAAAGAATAGGGTTTACTATTCGTAATTATTCTAAATGGTTAAATAATAGTGATATGACAGGTATGGTTTTATATGCTGATTTTGGTGATGCTGGAATGCAACCTGTAAAAAATGCTGATGGTCAAAGAATAGAATATTATCTTTTAAAATTACCTAATCAAGACCCCACGATTGATGATACAGCTTCTGTTTATCCTGTAACTGGTGATGAATTACCACTTGTACCCGAGCCACCTTCTGATGATTATTTTCAATATAATGAAAATTTAATAGATCAAGCTATTGATGAGGGAAAAAAAAACTCTAAATTTTCGTTAGGTGATGTTTTGATTTCACCAGTAGGAGCAGCAGATTTATCTCCGTCAATAGATAAACCTTTTGAGGGTTATATAAAAAGTGTAGAAAATGCTCCACTTTTGAAGGGTAACTTTAAAAATTTTAGACACAAATCAGAAGAAGGTGGTTTAGACACTATTGCTTTTGGACATAAACTTACTGAAGAAGAAAATAAAAATAACAAAGTATATCAGTATGATTTATCAGAAATAAACTCATCCACTTCTCCAGAAAGAATACTTGAAATATCAAATGATATTTTAAGACAAGATTTAGAAAAAGCTGAAAAAATATTAATTACAACTCATGGCAATAAATTTATTAATTTAGATAGCAGAAGAAAACAAATGTTAATAGATATGCAATTTAATGTAAAAAAATTTAAAAATGAAGATGTATTTCCTCTTTTTAAAAAAGCATTATTTGATGGTGACGAAGAAGGTATGAAAAAAGAATATAAAAGAGTTTTTACAGACAAAAATGGAAAAGTTAAACCATTAGCTAGAAATAAATTTTTTAAAAAATATTTTTTGGATAAACAATGATTAATCTTGGATTAGGCACATTTGAAAAATCAAAAGAAGAAATAGGTTCTTTGTACAACCAAAGTAGAACCAGTTTTTTAGATGCTGCTCACGCTAACTTTATGAACACATGGAATCTAAATCCATTTGCTTCTACATTGAGAGCATACGATCAAACAAAAGCCTATCAATCAAGTAATGTTTATCTAAATAAAGATGAGTTAAATAAACAATATGCTGGATTAGGTTTAAATTTTACAGAAGATACAAGAGAAGGTGTTGTTAATTATATAGTTGAAAGAAAAAAATTAGAAAATTCAAGAGCAAGTATTATAAATAGAGGACCAAATAATAAAATGGCAAAAAGTTTTTTCTTTTTACAATCTCTTGGTACAAGTTTTTTAGATCCTATAAACATTGGTGCATCTTTTGTACCTATTGTTGGTCAAGCTAAATTTGCTTCTATGGTTGCTCGTTCTGGTAAAAATATAGCTAGAGTAAAAAAAGGTGCTGTAGAAGGTATAATTGGTAATGCTGCTGTTGAACCTATTGTTTATGGTGTAGCAAAATCAGAACAAGCTGATTATACTGCTTATAATGCTATTACTAACATAGCAGTTGGTGGTTTAATTGGTACTGCAGCTCATGTTGGTTTTGGTAGATTAGGAGATTATCTTGCAGAAGTAAGAGGTAAGCCAAATATTTATCAAAGATTAGGAGCAATTTCCCCAGAAAATCAAAGACAATTATTAGACTATTCTGTTGGTAAAGTTTTAAAAGGAGAACCAGTAGATACTGGTAATCTTGTGTCTGAAAAAACAAGAGTAGGAGATCCACAATTAAATAAGATAGATGATCAAATAAAAGAGTTTAATACTTTGTATAATAATTCAATAAAAAATGGAGACAGAAAATCAGCTACAATTTATAGAAAAAATATTAGAAACTTACAAAAAACAGAAAGAGATATAATTGAAGCTAAAAGAGCAGAAAATGATAGAATAAGAATACAAGAAGAATCTAACATAACCAACCGAAACCTAAAACCATTAACAGAAGAACAAAAAATAATAAAAGAAAAAAATCAATCAGAGTTAGAGATTGAAGCAGAAAATATGCAACAAAGAACTATACTGCATCAAAAACAATTAAACATCAAAGATACAGATTTAATTGAGCCTATGATTCAAGAAAGAAATGATATTAAAAAAATTGATAACTCTATAAAAAATAAAACTCAAATTAGAGAAGCTATAGAAGCTGGAACTAATTGTACAAAAAGGAATAGTTAATGGCAGATATAAAAAAATTATCTAAATGTTTTCAAGAAGTTAAAAGATTAACTGGTGATCTTTTGCCAGACGAACAAATAAATCAAATTTTAGATGAAGCTAAAATAAAAATTAATGAAAATAAATTTCAAGGAGCAGAAGTTAAATCAGAAAAAATTTTAGCACAAGAAATTATTGATAAGTTTGAATATGAGCAAGTTTTAAAGAAAAGAAATTTAGCGGAAAGCAATATGAAAGCATTGGAAAGATATGAAACAATAATAGATGCTGTAGATGAATCTAATGGAAAAATTAATCCTATAGAAGCTGTGCGTGGATATTTAGTTGGTATGCAAAAATTTTCTAAGATTACTAGAAATTCTATTGGTTTAAAACAAGGTGCTTTAGAAAATGTTGAAATTACAAAACTTGTTAATGCTATTAGAGCTTTAGGAAAAGATGCTTGGAATGATTTTAGTGAAGGTAGAATTGATTTAGAAATTATGAGAGAAATGATTGGTGAACCTACAGGTATAAAAGGTGCTAAAAATATTGCTAGAATATTAAAAGAATCTCAAAATAGTTGGAGATTAAGATTAAATGATTTAGGAGCTAATATAGGAGAGTTAGACGATTGGATAACTAGAACAACACATGACACAGAAAAAATGGCTAATGCTAGTAAAGGCTCAAGGTTACTTGATGATAACAGAGCTGCTTGGGTAGAATATATACAAACAAAATTAAATTTAAAAAGAACTTTTGCTGATGTTAATGATCCAATGGAAATTAATAAAATTTTAAGTGATATTTATGATAGTTTAATGTCAGGTGATCATATGAAGTATGGTGGCACAAATAGTGTTTATGGAACAAAAAATGTAACTAATCGTTTAAACTCATCAAGAGTTTTACATTTTAAAGATTTACAAGCTAGACAAGAATATAATATTAAATTTGGAGAACCTTCTCTACAAACAAGTGTTTTTAATGTTTTAACAAGTAGTGCAAAAAATATTGTTATTATGCAAGAATTAGGAACAAATCCTCAAGATACATTTAACAAAATTTTATCTTTATTAAAAAAAAAATATAGAAACTCAGATTATCAAATTGTTAGAGATTTGAATTTTGAAAATTTTCAAGGAGCTTTTGGACAAATTGATGGAAGTGCAAATTCTGTTGGTGGTCAAACTTTAGCAAAAATAGGTATGGTGGTAAGAAGCACAGGAGATATGGCTAGATTAGGTGGAACTATGATAACATCTGGTGCAGATCTAGCACCTTATATGACATCTACTAATTTTCAAGGAAGAGGATTATTAACTGGTTTGTTTGAAGCAATAAATGGATTACTTGGTGGAAGTAATAAAGCTGCTATGGAAGCATTAGAAGTTATTAGCAATTCTGTTGTGGTTGCAAATAGAGGAAATGTATATGCAGATGGTGCTGATGGAACTGGTGCAATAAATAATTTAAGAAATAAATTTTTTAAATGGAACGGATTAAATGGATGGGTTGCAAGTTTAAAAAGTTCTATGGCACTTGGCGTATCAAAATATTATGGATCATTAGGTGAAACTAAATTTTTTGATTTAGAAAAAAGAGAAAGAAATTTTTTAACACTTTATGGAATAGACGAAGGTAAATGGAATATGTTGCGTTCTATTAAAACTTTAGCTGCTGATAATAAAAGATATTTAACTGCTGAAGCGGCAAAAGATATTCCTGATAGTGTTGTTAATAGTTATGTTGGTAGAAAATTAAGTGCAAGAGAATTAAGAAATTTTAAAAACAACTTAGAATTAACTTGGAGAAATGTTTTAAATGATCAAGGTACACATGGAACACCAGAACCAGATACTCAAATTAGATCAATAACAAACATGGGTACAATTAAAGGAACTTACATGGGTGAGCTTAATAGATTTGTAATGCAATATAAAAATTTTTCAGTTTCTTTATATAAAAAAATTTTACGAAGAGAAATGGATTCTTATGGACCAGACGAAAGTAAATTAATAGGTGCTACCATGTTAGCTTCTACATTAATGTTAGGAACTATTTTTGGTTACATGGTTTTATCTATTAAAGATATGTTATCAGGTAGATCGCCAAGAGATCCTAAAAAATTATCAGTTATAATGCAAGCATTTGTGCAAGGTGGTGGTGGTGGTATTTATGGAGATTTTATAATGAGTGAAGTTCAAAATCAATATGGTAATGGTTTTCTTGAAACTGCTGCTGGACCAACAGCTTCAGATCTTAAAAAAATTATAGACATGGTAAAAACTATGAACGAACCTAAAAAAGCAGGTAAAAAATTTTTAGAGTTAGCAGAAGGTCATACACCATTTATAAACCTATATTACATTAAAGCGGCTTATGACTACCTTATAGGTTATCAAATTAAAGAATATTTAGACCCCGGATTCTTTGATAGAATGAAAAAAAGAAATGAAGAAAATAGAGGTCAAACTTATTTTTTTAAACCATAGACAAAGGATAGATAATTTAATATAGAGAGAGTATAATGACAGTATCAAGCACAACAGTAAAAAATTCCTACTCCGGTAATGGTAGTACAACCGAGTTTGCCTATACATTTAAAATATTAGTTAATTCAGACTTACAGGTAATTATTAGATCATCAACAGGTACAGAGACAACTAAAACTATAACTACACATTATACAGTAGCTGGTGCGGGTGATGCTAGTGGAGGTTCAATAACTTTCA